GTGCTCGTAGTAGGTTGTGCAAAATCTGGAACAGACTCTACTTGACCAAAGAACTCTCTATCAGTCTTGCGATTTTCGACCCCAGAGATAGAATCTCTTTTTATATATTCTCCAATAGCTGGTACAGATGGAGTTTCTTTATCACCAGTGCCGGAACCACCAGTTGCTAATTGATAAAAATCAGACAGAGCTTTCTTTGGTTCCAATTCACCAGGGAAAATACTATAGATTATATTTTTAAAGTCTAACGCACCACTAAGTCCTGAACTAATGTCCGGAATCATATTTAATACTCCATCCATTCCATTAGAAACTTGAGAGGCAGTATCCATAAAATCACCAGCAGCAGAAAATGCACCTATACCCCCACTGATAGCATCACTACCAGAAGAAATTAATCCACTTATAGAACCCATTTGACTTTGAAGTCCATCAATGTAGGAATTAACATTTCTAATTACGTTTGTATTTGCTTTATCGATTTCCTTTTTATTTTTTGCTAAGAGTGTTGCTGTAAGTGTCTCTGCCTGACATACCGAAACTTTTGGTTTTGTTCTAAATTTTTTGAAACCCTGAGGATTATTATTTGCTAATTTTCTTGCATCCTCTACTAAATCAGATACAGTTGCGGGAGCTCTCTCATCATTCTTAAAATTTGAATTAAGAGATTCGGAAAGAACTCCTTTAATTTGTTCACATAATCCACCAGTCATTTGATTATACATTCCAGTTATCTGTTGGGTAATAATTTCTTTTAAATCTCCAAAGTTATTTCTAAGACTTGTTGGTAGTGCTGATATAACTTCTGACATTACAACATTTAGTTGTTTTAATATAAACTCCATCACCTTATCAAATATAACTTTCATATATTTTGTCAGCTCACATGCTCCTTTATGCATTATGTCTTCTAGTGGGGTTGCTAAATCAGAAACTGCATCAGTATAACTTTGAATACTATGCAGAAGTTTATCTATGCTTTCCGTTAAATTATCGATGACTATTTGTATTGATTTAATTGCAGATTGAATAAGATCATCTGGTTTTGCGAGGGCAGTTTTTTTCTTATATTCTTCGTCTCTTTTTACATCAGCGGCAGTGATTTGCTGAACATCAGGACTCTCTCTATATGCTGGTGCTGATGGTGGTGTTGTAGGACTCTCGTGCTCGTTTTTTCTATCCTTTATTCCTTTAGCAACTCTCTTCATTACAAGATCTTCAGTCTCTACAAAGGAAAGACCTTTTCTTGCTGCCTCTTGTCTTGCTGCTTGAGCGTCCGCAAATTGTGCCCTGGTGGGAGTTAAATCTGGTCTTAATCCATACTTATTCAGTTTAACATTCGGTGGAATAGGAGCACTTTCTGGCGGTGCTCCGGGTCTTACGGCGGATAAATCACTATCGGGTGGTGTTTCTTTTTCTCCTGTAGCAGGATCCTTAGGTTTCGCTCCTGTCGCGTATCCAGAAACCGCAAGAGATCCTGGTTGATCATTAGTAACACGATTGTCTCCAATCGTTGTAGCACCATTTGTCTGAGCATTATTCCCTAATACTCCCATAATAACAGGGATTCTCATCTCCTGACCATCAAGGAAGAACCCAAATACCATATTTCCCTGACGAAGATTTGGTGATTGCAAACTATTAGTATTGCTACTACCGGCAGTCACCGGATACATAATCTGTGCCCAGGGAAGTTTATCGGATGGAATTTCATTTTCACCTTGATCATGAAGACCAAGTATTCTTACTCGATATCTTCTACCCCAACCTTTATTTTCATAGGGTGATTCCGTAGGTTTACTAGATATGTTTTCTCTCCAGGTAGAATCGTCAGCGATCTGCCCAATCCACCAGTGAAAACTTGTACCTAAAATACCGGAATCAAATAGTGCTCCCTGTTGCATACTCAGTCTTCGTAAACCCTACACTCATCAGCATCAGGTTCGACCTCACAGAACAACTCAAGTGCAGTGGGATCATGATGATCTCCTGCCTCAATTTCTTTGTGATGATTTTTTACATACAATTCTAACTCTTCAAGTTCTCCCTCAATATGACGACGTTGCTGTGGGGATGTCGTTGGGTTCTCAAGAATTTTCTTATCTTGCTCAATATGCTTTTCGACGCTTTCCATGTTTGTTAATCTCTTAGTGTGTGATTTCCTGTCCGTCCAAAAGAGTCCCTTATTAAAGTAAGTTTAGTAAGAGTTCTTTTAGGACTTATAAAATGACATAGACTTGCTATAATATATAGACCCCCACTCTGTCTGTCAACCTCATCATTTTTTGTGTCAGATTGTGGTGACGGAGCATCAAAAAATATCATATCTCCTGCATGTAAATCAAAATCGCCAGCGATAGTAATATTTACTTTCGTTGCAAACACCTGATTGTATCTCATAATTGATTGATTGAGAATATCTTCAATCTCAAAATCAGATTCATTTTCTGATTTTGGTTCATCATCAAAAGTTCCAACATCAAATAAAGAAATAGTAGTTCTAGCAAACTCTTTAACTAAACTGGGGTTGAATGCAGGTAAATCCAAACCAGCAGTTGATAATGGTTCATTAGTTTCTCCGCTAGATTGATCGGTCTGTTCAATTGCTGGTGAAAACATTACAGTCCTTTTAAAATCTTGAGTGAATGGGTTGAATGTAATTGTAGCAGTGGAATTCGCTCCCATTTTATTCCTAGACATAGCATCAGAGGTGGTCCTATCATATGTCAGTGCTTTATAATCATATCCTGCAGGTATATCTCCTTTTTTTCCGCCATTGATTACATCAGTGAGTTTCATACCAGCAGTGCTTTCATTATAAATGATTGATCGTTTTGGTTTGTTCTTTTCCTTATCAAATAAACTATCAATAGATTTAAATATCATTTTGTCAGATGTTTCAAAGAAAAAATATCCAGCTACATCTCCTAAACCACCGTCAGGAACAGATTTTTTCGCAAATGAATTCAACATAAAATATGGTTTTCTACGCAAACCAAACTCAGATAAGTTGTTACTGGTAATTTCAACATCCAAACCCTTTGTAGTTGCGAGGTAATTATTATCGGTGAGAATTTTTTCTACATGATCAGAGATCTTTCCATCAAACCTTTCAAAGATTGATGTATTATCATTCTTTGCATATGCTTCTGATACTAAAGAGCATACAACCATTGTTTTGTTTGACTCTTCTGATATTGGAGTTGGATTTGACACGATCATTCGTTGTTTCAACTCAACATTATTATTATCCTTTACTTTAATCTGAAAATATTCGCTACCAGTCAGTGGAAGTCCCTCCATGATAGTTTTATTATTAATGGTATTGCCGGAGTCTGCGAACATCACAGATCCCATTACACCATCTTGAAGAATACTTTCATAATATCTAAAGTTGACAATTCCAGATGATATATCAACATCATTTGACCCATCTATGCTAGTTAAAACAGCATAATCAATAAAAGATGGTCCCTCTTTTTGTCCTTGTGCTTCTGCCATTTTGATTTCCTACTATACCTATTTAACTAAAACTTGTAAGTAATTTCAAAAGAATTGTCTTTAGTTTTTGATAGTGTTGGAGTTGAACTAATCATTGACGATGTATCATCGCCACCAGAATATGTTGGCGTTTCGCTCTCACCTCCTGCCATTGCCATATCCGGTTCTTGTGGTCTTTCATAACTTGTAAAGTCCATGAGATTAGTTACAGCATCTGGACCTTTCGCAGTGTTAATGGCGTCAAACAATCCAGGATAAGCACTCTCGATTGCCTCATACGAATCAGTATCTATAACATATTCTGGACCCTCTTCTCCAAGCATTGCATGTGTAAGTCCTTTTACAAGTCCTCCAAGTCTATATGCAACATGAACATGATCATCATGACCACCAGGATCCACCATCGTTGTACCTGGGAATTGAGAACCAGTAATAAGTTCCTTAGGTTGAACACCTTTCATCTGATTAAACTGATTCAATACATTAACAATAGGTTCTTGCTCGTTAGTAAATGCACCAATGTCTATTGCCCTATTGACATAGTGATATGAACCTGTAGCATGTGTCCCTCTTACGCCACCAAAGTCTGGGTGCTCTGTGATTCTATTATAATCTCCATATCCATCCGCAGCAACCGCAGCAGACTCAAGATTCTTTTCAATAAACTTACCTGCTTCTCCTGCAAGGTTTGATGCATTATCATCAGTTTCAGTGCCTGTGGTTGTAGAGGCAAGACTTGTTCCTGCCTTTCCAGATTCGTCCTTTTTACCCATGACATTACTAAAAATTGTCCCAAGATCAGGAAGTTTCGATACCACTTTATCAACATTGGACTTAAATCCACCCAATCCCAGGGCGTTTATTGCACTCTCTTCAGTCTCTTGTATTGCAGGAACAAAATCACGAGCAAACATATATGCGTCAATACCCATGGAAACTGGAGCAAGTCCAGCGAAATCAAATCCAGCAGATATGGTTTCAAGTAATCCTCCTATTGTATCGCCACTAGCAAATCTATCATATGCAAACAGAAGGTTAAATAAACCACCGATAAATGGAAGTGCTCTTCCGCCAACTTTCTTAGCAATCCCACCAACATCGCCCAAACTATTGATGCCCTTTTTCTTTAATACTTGAAGAACATTATCAAACCCAGGTATTTTTTTAAGCACTTCTAATATCGACTCACCCATAGACTTAGCTTTTTCTATGATCGGTTCTATAAATGGTTTAATTTTATCAAGTATAGGTTGAAGAATTTTTTGCTGTGCTTTCTCTGCTAGATTGCCAATAGCATTTTTTACTGAGCTTACTGCATTATCATACTTACTCTTGAGTTTTTGACCTACGGCAACAACATTATCATATTGTTTTCTAGTGAACTCAGAAGCATTTTTATATTGATCCTGAAGAAAGTTTCCAAGTTTACCTAGGTTTCCTCCGGACAAATAATCAAGTCCTCCACCGATTGCTTTAAGTCCTTTACCTGCTAAATCTCTTGCACCTTTCGTTGCTGCTGCTATATTATCACCTGCTTGTGCAAAAAAACCAAGTAAACCACCACGTTTAGGAATGTCTGGAGTTACTTTCTTTGCTTGTGTAAGTGCTTGAGATGTATTAGCACCACCAGTCCGCGCTTTATTATACTCTCGGATTTGGTTGTCTGCCAAACCCATATCTTTTAATTTAGTTTCTACTGATGTCTTAGATCTTATTGTTCCATCAGGATCAACTATGTTAGTCGGTCTTACTCTCCTTGGTTTATTGGTCTTTGGATCTATACCACTTCTTGATTTTGTCTTAGTCTTATTCTTATCTTTTCCCAGACCTTCAAACGGATTGAACGCTGCTGTAAGTAATCCAATCGTAGCGATCAGATTGAATGCAGTGTTCAAGTTTTTCATAAGATCGGTGAATGCTTTTTCAGCACCATCACCAAAGTTATCTTTTAAAAATCCTTTAGTGGCATCATATGCTTTTTGACCCCACATCAAGAAAGTCCCAAAAGCATCAAAAATTCCTATAATAACATCAATCGTAGTTTCTACCACGCCACCAATCATTTTAAGAATACCGATACCTGGTATTCCATCTACACCATCTACACCTAGAAATAATAGACGACCAATAAAAATATTTGAAATGAAATCAAATATTGCTTTGAATAATCCAGTGCCAGGGAGACTCAGTTTACTTTTTTTCTTCTTATCCTTCTTCTTTACTTTTTCTAATTCACTCTCTTGCTTACCTCTTTTTACTTTTTCTTGTTCCTTTTTTTCTTTGCCTAATAATTTTGATTCCTCAATAAGTTTATTCTTCAATATATCATTAATTTGATAAACCTTATCCCTTATCTCCTTTAATATATCAGATTTTTTTTCTACATTAATTATGGCACCTGGCGATTCTGGAGGAGTCAGTGAACTTGGTGATACTAATGATGTTTTTGGTCTTATTACTAAAGAACCTCCCTCTGTTGTTGGTTCATTTGAATCTTCACGTCTGTTAGTTGATGCTTTTTTACCCTGTATAAAACTCTTTGCCTTATCTTTAGCAACACTTTTTACAATACTACCTCCAATAGCTCTTGCCCCTGCTCCTAATAATGCTGGTAACGCCATATCAACCCACCGCTATTCCTAAGACCTTTATCTTCTCTTGTGATATCATTGCCTCTGCATCAATAGGAGGGATAGTATTTGGAGGAGATGCATCTGCAGGTCTAGTTGGAGAATTCTGACCAGAAGATGACGATCCAGATGAACCCATTCCAGACCCCGTTCTTTTCACAATAGAAGATAGTGTTGTTGTATGTGGTGGTTCTATGGATGATCCAGAAGTTGGACTTCCTTTAATGATGCTACTACCACCACCTCCAGAAACTCTAAGGGATTCCATAATTTTGCTATCAAATCCACCAATCAAACCTGATAAGGATGTTGTATGGGATCCAGATCCAGACCCAGATCCTGGAGAAGCAGTTATTCCGCCAGCAGATGATTTCGTTCCATTCAATGAAACAGCAGGTCCACCAGTGCCAATAAACTTCTGATAAAAGTTTGGAACTGGACTTGGGGGTGGATCTGTTTTACTAACTTGTTCTTTATAATGATAGAAATTTCCTCTATCTGAAAATTTTATATCACCAGATCCCATATTTCCATACTGACTCGTTCCCTTAAAGTCAGTTCTGCCCTTGAGCATCTTCATTGCTTCAACAATCTTTGCCTGTCCCTCAGATGATGCAAGTTTTGCTGCTAGTTCTGGATCATCAAATGCTTTACCAGTATACACTGCCTCAAATTGTCCATCCTGAGATCCCACTTCCTTAATAGTATTCGGCCATGCGGGGTCTGCAACTCTATTTAAAACTGCTGCAGCAACTCCGTACTCATCATCAGTTCCTCTCTGTGCTTCACCACTGACAATATATGCAAGGTCCCTAAAATCTTGACCAGTTAACCCCTTGAGACTTCCTCCACCACCAGACTTCTCTCCTTCCTCTTCACCAGATTTAGATCCACCAAATCCAAAAAACCTTTTTATACTTCCAAAGATTCCACCATTTGTTTGCTTTTCTTTTCCCTCTCCTTTATTTTTTCCCTCTCCTTTGGTTTTTCTTTCCTCCATTTCCCCTTTTACTGTAGGAGATTGCTCCTCATTCTTTTCCTCATATCCATAATCACTCATGGACCCCATTAGACCACCACCCACAGCATAAGTAATACCATTCATTCTTCTTGGTAGATTAGTTCCTCCACCAGCGGCATTCATAGCAGCAAAGGTATCTGTCCCATATTTCTGTACAGCACCCCTGCTCATTACAAATTCACCTGGTGCCAGCATAGCAGGCACAGTGTCCTTGTTTGGTCCACTACCAGGAACCTGACCACCACCATTTAATTTAAGTGTTCTAAATGTATCAGATCCATCAAAGTAATTGTTAAATCTCTCTTCTTTCGTGTTACCTTGAAGTGTGAAAGTTCCAGTCCTGGACCTTTTACTTCCTTCTTTTTCAAATGAGATAAAACCATTATCCGCAGCGATTACCTCAAAACCGGCTTCTGTTACTCTTTCATAAGGGGTCTTTCCTCCTGTCTGAGATCCTGGAGCACCTTGTTTGCCGTCTGCTCCGTCAGATCCTGGAGCACCTTGTCTACCATCTGCTCCGTCAGATCCTGAAGCACCTTGTCTACCATCTGCTCCGTCAGATCCTGGAGCACCTTGTCTGCCGTCTGGTTGTGTCAGATCAACATCATCCTTTCCACCATCTAACAACCGTCCAGCAAGCATTGTTCCACCAACAGCAAGTCCACCAAGCATCATACTCTTTTTAAATCCAAGTTTTTTGACGGCAGTTAAAAGTTGAGGTATAATAGTTTTAAGTAACTTGATTGCAAATCCACCAATAACTTTGACTAGGTTAACTGCAAATCGACCTAAACTATTTCCAAATAATAAGTATGCAGCAAGTAGTGCTGGCCATGTATTCTTTAAGAAATTACCTATCGCTTTCAACTTTTCTTGATTTTCACTATCACTCATCCAATTAACAACTTTCACCAATAATCTACCAATCAAAATATTCTTAATAAATTCAAACAATCCTCCAAAGAGACTTTGTACTGGTTTTAAAAGTTTCTTTGATTGATTTACAAATTTCTCAAGAGGACCCTTCTCAAGTTTACCTTCTTTAGTAGATCTTTTTGATTTCTCTAGTTTTTTTCTATCTTTCTCTGCTCTCTTCCTATCAAGTTTATTCTGTGATTTGAGTATTCCTATAATAGAATTGATTCCATCCAAAATATCCTGAAGGATATTTGGTTCTTTTTTTATCTTCTCTCCATCTTCTTCAACTTCGGGTGGTCTTAAACTATCTGGTTTAACAAGAGCACCACTCGTATCTCCAGGAATCATCAGTTGCCCTGGAACTGGTTTTGATTGTTCCTCTTGCGGTTTCTTTCTATCGAAAAATCTATCCGGACTTACTGTAGTTTTTCTTACTCTAAACTTAGGGTCTGCTTCTTTTCTTTTCTTTCTTACTTTTAAAATTTCTTTCTGAAGAGGTGCAATACGGGGATCACTAGGATCCTTAATGGTTAAAGCATTGGTTGCTTCAATTAAGGCACTAAGATAATCCTCTTCCTCCGACAGATTGTCGAGGTCAATACCCATCTCAAGAAGGATATCAATAGGATCAGTAGTCTTAGCCGCCATTCTTTCGCTGCTCTAACTTTTGTTTTTCTTCCTCAAGATGCTGCTTCAGAAGAACGACATAGATATCTCTCTCCCAAGGCATCATATTTTCAATTTCAGTTAATGAATATTTATGATACTGCATTAAGGCAAAATTGAGACGGAAGTAGTTCTCAAGATCCATATGGATCATGCCTAGGCGAAAAAAGATGCTAACCCTTCAAGCAATACTTCATTTGATTTTTTAGTTTTTGGATTCTTAAACTTCACAGTGTAAGAAAGTTTAGGCATTGTCTCAAAGAAAGTTTCAATCTGCTTAAACTGAGTCGAATTCATCTGTTCAAGGAACTCAATGATTTCTTTCTTCGTGCAATCAGCAGCTGCCCATACCTCTTCTTCGTTGTAGATTTTATCGACACATGTTGCGATTAAATCAAAGGATTGCTCCATCTGATTCTTCTCATTAAAATCAAAGTTGCTAGAAATAAATTGATTCAAGGATGGGTATTTCATTTCCATCATCAAGTTATCGTCAATTTTTATTTGACGAGTGTGCTTATCATTCTTTTCTACCTTAATTTCATCGATGGGAATTGATACATCGACTTCGGTTTCCCCATCATCAGGCGCGATAAGTTTAACTTCAACTTCTTCACCAACAGACTTTCCACGAATGTTAAGGAACAGATATTCGATATCAAACGTGGGGAGAGCATCAACTTTGACCCCACTGGTTTGAATGCAGTTTTTAAGAACAGACTTAATAGCAGTCGTAATCTCTTTCATATCCTCACTCTCAAGAGCAAGAACTAAAAGTTTTTCTTCCTTAACTAGAAAGGGTCTGTAATAAACTTTCTCCCCTGTTGATGGCAATTCAAGTTCATACTTTGGGGTTGCAATTCTTGGTAAAGGCATAATGACCTATAGATATGTTCAGTGTGATTATTTAGTGGGGTCAAAGACGATTTCCTTCGAGATCAGTGACTATATTTCCTGCAGCATCTCTAAGTGGTTGCAATAATTGTCCCCTAAAACCTGAAGCACTATCAGTTGGAATAAACCTTTGATCTTCTGCATTCGTATTTCCTACCAATTCTGGTGCTGCATTTGGTAATGGTGGTGCTGGTGGTGGAGCACCTAGAAATACTGGTGAAAGGATTGGTGGATCTTTTACGATTGCTTCATCAATAAAATATCTTACATATGACATAGTAACTGTACATTTCAATAGATTTGATGCATCATATGAAACTGGCATCGAAGACACAGCAATTGGAAATGATTTCAAAAACGTGTATCTAATCTGTGATTTATGGGATCTTTCAAACTTTGAGATTGTCAGTCCATCACAACGGTAACCACCATCACCATCTGGATATCTTATCCTATAGTTATAAGATGGATTTTTATAACTCCTTATCTCCCCATCATCTCTATCAGATCCCTCTTCTCCAGTGACATATCTCATCCACCTCTCAAAGAACCTTATTGCAGAATATTTCTGTGCATCAACATAAAATGTAAAATCAATAGATCCATCATACATTTTACGATGAGCAAACTTTTCAGTCGCACCAGTGAAATCATTATTAACTTCAAATACATTCACAGATGAACCTGGCAAGGTGGCTTCCGTGCAGAATAAATTCAAGTCATCTTGTTCCTCTTTATCAATCTTAATGGCACTTGGTAAACTCCCAGATGGAATATTAACCTCAAAGTGTGAAGTGAGCGCAGGTTGAAGTAGTTTCGATTTTAAAAATGATATCGACCTTTTGGTGGGCATCGTTATAAATAATTTTTAACCTTGTATATTATGTATGGCCGAAAGTTACAAGAGTAAATACAAACCTTCATATCCAAGTAAATACAAAGGTGACTTTACAAATATTATATGCCGTAGCAGTTGGGAACGCAAGTTCTGTAGGTGGTGTGATCTAAATGAGAATATATTACAATGGGGAAGTGAGGAGTTTCACATTCCATACATCTCTCCAGTTGACCGGAGAGTTCACAAATACTTCCCAGACTTTATTATTAAAGTAAGAGAAAGCACAGGTGAAATAAAGACATACGTCATTGAAGTAAAACCAAAGAAGCAAACAAAACCAAAAAAAAAAAAAAAAAAGGTTACTCAGTCATACATCTATGAATGTAAGACCTGGGAAGTAAATAAAGCAAAGTGGAAAGCTGCTACTGAGTTTTGTGTTGATAGAAGAATTGAATTTAAGATCATCACAGAAGACGAACTAGGTATCAAATGAACCGCATAGAACCTGTTATTGACGATCTTAAATCTGAGAAGAATCTTGATGATAAAATGGAATTGATAATGTATGCACTGAATGATACTGTAACACCTATACCCGAAGAAGGAAGCATCTGTACCTTCAAATATTATGCAAAGACTCCAAACATTGAATATGATCAGCATCCACTAGTCGCAGTGAGCGATGTTTTCTCTTGGGGATTTCGTGGTATAAACTTTCACTGGAGAGATTACAGGCAATATACTTGGGAGGAATTAGGAACTCAGGTCTATATTGTTTACAGAGAAGAACTCGATGACTTACTATCATTACAATATAGAAAACGGGTACTAAATAAATAAAAACCATCTTTAGATGACTGTTGTAACGAGTAAGATAAGTCCTGTAACTTTAGGACAAGGTAGAGACAAAGAAACAATCTATACTGCCACTAGAACAACTAAGTTGGGAGATGGGACTTATTCTGTCGAATTGTTGCAGTACAGTGATGCTAAAGGCGCAGGCGGAAGAGTCATAGCAGAACGAGAAAGTGTAAATAAATGGAACTTTAATGACCAGGCTTCTACTAAAGCAAAGTCAAATCAAGGACGACTAAACGAAGCCTCAAAGAATCAGATGGAATCTATGAGGGGAGATTTTGTCACAAAGTCTCAAGAAGCAGAGGAATATAATAGGGCTCAAGGAGAACCGAATAAAGCAACTAATGATAATGATAATGCAGAGTCAAAGCCATCAAATGAAATGGGATCGGTTGCAAGTGCGGGTGGCACAGCAATATCATATGGCAATTACAGATACCCCATAGATATCGCGACATCAAAGCAAGATGTCATTAAATTTGACATCTATGAATATATTCCTCAAGAGTTTAGCACTAGTAGTGGGGGTGGAGTTTATGCAAGTAATGCAAGAAGAAATGCAGGTGGTAGAAAAAGTATAGGATCAGTCATACTCCCAATCCCCGCAGGAATACAGGATGCAAAAACTGTGAAATGGGGTGAAGGTGAAATGAATGCAATGGATATTGCAAAAGCCGATATAGCTTTGACAGGTATAATGGATGGCATAAAACCAGGTCTTGATAAGGTAGGTGATTATGCCAATGTCATTAAAAATAATCCTGATGATGCAAAAAAAGCAATAGCAGCATATTTTGCAGGTCAAGCATCAGGTAAAGGACAACAAGTGTTGCAAAGGACAACAGGAATGGTGATGAATCCAAATATGGAACTCTTATTTGGTGGTCCATCATTAAGAACTTTCTCCTTTGTATTTTTCTTATCACCAAGATCAAAAGATGAAGCAATGCAAGTGAAGAAAATAATAAGAACATTCAAGCAATCAATGTCGCCCATCCGCAGTAAGAGTAATCTATTTTTAAAATCACCAAATACGTATGGACTTAGATATCTACATAGAGGTGAAGATGGTGGCCTTCATAAAGGATTAAATGCTTTCAAAGAATGTGCAATGACTGGATTTAGTGTCGATTATACTCCAACAGGAAACTATGCAACGTATAGTGACGGCACTCCAGTTCAGTATCAAATATCAATGTCATTTAACGAACTTGAACCAATCTTTAACGATGAATATGATGAACAGGAAAACGAATACATAGGTTTCTGATGTCAAACTACTTCAATCAAATCCCAGACTTTGATTATGTTAGCAGACTTCCGGATGCTAAGATATCAGATTATATTACTGTCAAGAATTTATTTAAGAGAGGTAAGTTAAGAGAGGATATTTTTCAAGATGTATCCATCTTCACTAAGTATCAAATAAAAGGTGATGATCGTCCTGATAATGTTGCGTATGATTATTACGGAGATTCATCTTTAGATTGGTTAGTATTAACCTGTAATAATATTATTAATGTGTATAGCGAGTGGCCTATGACACAATTTAATTTTGAAAACTATTTGTTAGAAAAATATTTGACCTTCGATAATATATCTGCCGTCCATCACTATGAAACCACGGAGGTGACTAATACTTTGGGAGCAGTGATTGTTCCCGCAGGATTAGAAGTTGATTCAAACTTCTCAGTCTCATTCTTTGATGACCAAGTGGGTGGAATGACTACTAAGTATCCTGTTTCCACCATCACCAATTATCAATACGAAGAAAAACTACAGATAGAAAGAAGAAATATATTCTTACTTGAATCAAGGTATTTAAATGTCGTCAAAGATGACCTTGAAGAAATGATGCAATATGAAAAAGGTTCTACCCAATACATGAGCAGAACCTTAAAGAGAGGAGAAAATATCAGACTATTCCAATAATCAATCTTCTGCTAGTTTTTGGAAGTATGACAGAGCATCATCTTCATCTTCACTATTACGTGTAGGAGTGATGTCTGGTTCTACTTTAGGTGCCTTGGACTTAAAGTCGGGCGTGAATGAACCACGACCTTCACTCTCATCCTCAAGTTCTTCATCATAACGACTTGCTGGTTTCGCACCAAGAACCATCTTCAGACGCTTATCAAGATCCTCATAGGACTTGAACTGGTCAGCAGCAGTCAGTGCAGCAAGAGAATACTGCTTCTTCCATACTGCTTCAAGAGCATCATCATCGTCAAGCAGAGCACTAGGTGCTGCGAACTCAGAAGAATCATAGTTCCAGTAACCTGCAACTTTCTTCAATTTCAGTTTGAAGTTTGCACCCTGCCAAAAATCAAAAGGATTGATGGGAGTTTCATCTTCGTATTCAGGTTGCATGGCTTCCATGACCTTATCAAAGATCTTCTTACCAAACTTATAAAGGAAGACACGACCTTCGTTCTGTGGATTTGCCTTGTCTTGCACAACATAGATGTTAGCGTAATAAGACAACTTACGCTTTTGCTTACGAACAGTATCCTTATCAGAATCCAGTCCGCTGTTCCACAGTTCACGGTTGTGTTCTGACACAGGATCTTTCTGACCAAGAGTGGTCAGAGAGTTCTCGATGTACCATCCACCAGGACCTTGGAAGGCATGGGAGTACATCTTTGCCCAAGGAAGTTCTTCACCTTCAGGGGCAGGAAGGAAACGGATAACGGCATAACCATTACCACTCTTATCCATTTCTGGTTTCCAAAGACGCTCATCTGCGCCGTTAGAAGTATTATTCATCTTCTCTACTTCCTTGACCAGTTTCTGAGTCAAAGATCCAAGAGAGGATTGCTTTTTGAGATTTGCGAAAGACATAGGATTTGTTAGATTAGTTTGGATTTGGCTTGTGTTGACAAAGATATCGTACTGAACTTAATCAGAACTGTCAATCTGTTTTCTCATCACGTCAAGCATCTTAATCATATTACCGAATATTGAATTCATATCAGTATCAGGAGGAAGTCCCATCATTTTTGCAGAGTCAGTGATATTTTCCTTCATTCTTTTAGCAGCAGGATCATCAGATAAACTCAGACGAGTATAAAGAATCCTCTGCTTTTCAATCAACCTCTCAAGAAGTGAGACATGAAAGAGTTTCTCTTCTTGATTCATTTTAGGAAAATTGAAGACATTTTGATAAATGTCTTCTTGTAGTTCACTGATTTCGGTCATCTCTGCTCGGACAACCTCCGAATCAAAGAAATCACTCACCTTCTACAACTTCTGTTTCAGAGGTTTCAGTTGGGTTGTTTGCTTCTTCGATTTGAGTTAGCGCATCAATGGCACCAACGACTTTCAGATAGGTTTGACGAAGTGTCTCCATCTGATTTTGACCTTCTTGGAGATTCTTCTCCAAGTCCTCTTTCTGCTTAGTGAGGTTTTCCAGTACTTCAGTATTACTAAGTGCCATGAACAATCTCCTTTAGAATTTTTTTAAAGTGAAATACATCGATATTTAGGAAGGGAGAATATTTTTTAATTCTCAAACTTACGGTTTCCCACACCGGATCGGTCAACTGTTTGTCATAATCATTGCGATACCCTAGTATTCTATCACAAATCACCAGAGTTTCAAGTGATATGTCACCACTCAGATACTTTTTAAGTATTGGTGGATGACCGGTCGTCCTTGCGAATACAGTATTTAAATCGGTATTCTTAAGGATAAGTTCAATCTCCTCTCTAAAAATATAAGAGAGGGATTGGGTTCGTCGTTTCCAGGCAGTGTATCTACCCTCACCTTCGCGTATCATTTCTCCTATCCAAAGCTTACTCGGATCAGTGCAGGTGATAAAGTTAGATACAAAGAAGTCAACAACTTCTTTATCAGATTTGTTTCTTGATATTTTTTCAAACCAGAAACGGTCTTTCCGTTTATAGAAAGACTTTACAGTAGCACGACTCTTACCACAATACTTATGGTAGTCATACTTCTCTTTCGTGAAGTGATTCTTCAACGCGAGATATTGTTTATATGCATCAAACGGCATCATCAAAAAAAGTAATATAGTAATTTTTTGCGGAAAAATTTTTCCTACAAAAATAGAATCAGAGAGGTAATTTTGCTCTAGAACTTTTCTTTAAAAAGTTTAGTTCCATTGCTTCATATTTCAACTTCTCCTTCAGAGGTTTGGTGATAAGTTTAGGAACAAACTCAACATCAATACTATTCTGATCACAGAAGTGAATGATAGCATCAATGTAACTCATGTCCTTATTCTTCTGGACAAGATCTTCAATCTCTTGTACGAACTTAGCAGGACAGAAAAATTTATTCTTTAGCGCCTTCTCTAATTCATTATCCATCCTCTGACCTAGTATTGTGATGTACAAATTCTTTAATATATCTCACTAGTAGTTTAATATACTGCCCTTTATCCCTTTTGTCAAATACCTTTACTTCACCACCAGGAGTAACCATTATAGTGATGAGTTTCTTTACAGGGATACCGGTCAACTCATAATAAGCAGAAGCATAAAACATCTCTTGGACAAAATAGTTTTCCAACCATTTTTCTGGTTTGATTTTATCTGATGTCTTAAAATCTATGACTGCAAGTTCTCCTTCGTACTCTGCGATGCAGTCAACTCTTCCCGCTAAACCAAGATACTCAGAATAAAGAGTCCTTTCTATAGCGTGTACATTATTTATCTTGTCCAGATATGGTAGGGCATGGTGAAACATAAACTTTGTGAGAGGACGAAAGTCATCCCAGTTTATCTCTTCATTCTTCATATAAACTTCTACTGCCTCATGGAAGTCAGTCCCACGAGAAGTAGCTCTTTTAGTGATACGATTTGCTTCTTCAATACCAACTCTTTTACGCCAATCAGCAAATATCTGACGATTGTAAAAGGAAGTTACCGAAGTAATAGATGGCACCCACTGACCATCAGGGAGATTGTACAAGCGGATGCCACCAGTTTCTTTCTTGTTTAGTTCAAGGTCACCGAGAAAATTATGATGAACAAAATTCATAAATTAAGATCCATTTTTGCAACTAAGTATTCTTTACATAGACCAGAGCGAACAATATCCTCCACACCAAATTCAATAATGTCCATGGAGGGCATCGTTCTCAAGATACGCATGAAGTCTGCGATTCCATTCTTCTCTGCAGTTTTAATAAGATCAGATTGAGTAGCATCACCACAGAACATAATCTTACTATTTTCACCGACCCTTGTAATTATACTATCAAGTTCGTGGAAATTCAAGTTCTGGAACTCATCGACAATAATAATTGAGTTGTCAAGTGTAGTGCCACGAATGAAACTTGTGGACCAGAAACTGACTGTCCCTTGTGCCTTTAAATTACCGTAGAGCATTTCAAAGTCAGATTCTGTTGGTAATTCAAACATGTATTTGACCATGTTTTTATATGGAATCTGATAGAGAGATGACTTATCCTCATGGTCTCCAGGGAGGAAACCAATCTCTCTAGTTGCCACAAGCGACCTGACGATGTAGATCTTCTCATAAGGTGTCCTAGTATCAAGAACGTCTCTCAACGCATTGTAGAGCGTGATAAAGGTCTTTCCTGTACCTGCTGCTCCGTAGGCAACGATGTTTTGGTCGTTCTTGTAGCAGCGAAAGAGTTCTTGTTGATTTTCTGTTAACGGATCGATGGTTTTCATCAAATCCGTATTGAGAGGTTTCTTTCTTTTCATTTGTCTATTGGACATTCCAAATGGAACTGGAGTTTGTGACTTTCTTTTAGAAGGCATACGCTGTTTTAGAAACTGTAATCGCGGTGTTTACGGACAGTAGCACCAGGTTGTTTTGATGCTCTATCCAAGACTTCGTTCCATCCACTGGAACGAGCCTCACCAGTCCACTTTAATTCTGTGGACTGACCCGCACAACCTTGTGACCAATCTCTATCCCAATCCGGATTATCCTTTCTCCACTGATCGTACTCTTTCATAGTCATGACGAGCACTTTTGTTTCCTTATTTTCTTTGTTAATAACAGGGTAAGTTGGCATAAACCTCAAGTCCTAGTGTGAATATTTATGAAACCCACTCCATTGCCTCTGCGACTGCAGGAAATTGCTCACAGAAAATACTTTTAGCACCAAGAGCGATGGCCATATGCTCCTTCTGTGTGCCGTTAGCAGACCTCAAATCGATATAATGAATCCATGAACGCACAGAACCGGTCATATAGATTTTAGTAGGACATGCTAGAGGAAGCACAAAACGGGCACACTCCTTTGCAATATCAGCATCGAGCATCTCTTTGTAGAGTTTCATTCCCTCATCAAAGTGTCGTTGCATTTTGATTTGGAACTCTTGACGGACAAACGGGTCAATATCATCAATAGAATTCTGACGATTCTTGGTGTCTTGACGCCGTAGTTCAGGTAAAGGGATCGTCTCCGCGAGTAGGGAAGAATCAGCATAGCGTTGTGAAAATTCTTGATATGTGAACGAACGGTGTCGAAGTACTTGAGCTGCGATTCCTCTGGTGGTGTTAATCTCCAGAGTCATATATGCCTGCTCAAAGATACTCCAGTGCTGATGTTTTACACAATAGCGCAGAAGACCAGAGAACTTTTCATTCTCTTGGTTAGCAGGATTACTGACCCGAGCACAATATGCCATGTGCTTTTCTGCATCGGGAGTAACACTAATCAGTTTAATATCAGTCATCGTCGTCTTCAAATACCTCGTCGTAATCTAGGATGTAATTTTCTGGAGGATCATCAAAGTTCTCTGCTTTGTATGCATCCACATTTGAGTATACCTCAGACTCTAGTACATCTACCAGAGACTTAAGGTTCCTCACGATTAATTTGAGTTTCTCTCTGTCCATAAAAAGATTATACTTCCACTAATTATAGATAAAAAAAGAGGACCCGTCAAGGTCCTCATTTAGTTACTGTCCATCTTGATATGCATTTACTGAGTGACTTAAGGTCAACCCATTTAGCATAACTCACTCCACGATAAGTTAGAAATCGAAAGACTCTATCTGGATCGTGGATTTCTGGGTTGTATTCTGGAAGGTTATAGCATAGTTTGATGCTAAGCATTTAATTTCTCCTTAGGTATGATGAAGGAGAATTATTTCACCATATATGATAGCCATTCCAGCAATACATGCCAGGGTAATTAATCCTGTGAGTTGTAGTGCTTCCATAGTTCCTTACTTGGTGTAGGTGCGACCACGGTAGCAGAAGGTTCCCTGAGGATCCTTACGCTCTACATTCTTAGACGAATACTCAACACCACGATATTTGGTGATAGTGATCTGTGCATCGTGAACAGCAGATGCTTTGTTGATCTGCTTCTTGATGATTTGAAGTGTGTTCATTTGTCTTACTCCTGAAGTTGGGTGGTTTTTCTCCTTTAACCCTTACGGGTGATCCGAGTTTCCCGTTCCTTCAGTCGTTTGCGTCCGTCCGAAGACGGATGAACGATCCGTTCCGCGACTTACTTGCGTCCAGTTTCCTGGATGAACGATAGGTTTATTATAACCTCCATGAACTATATAGTCAAGTTCTTTTGTATCTTGTGATACATTTTTACTATTTCTTTAGATCAGACCTTTCTCTTTCAAAAAGTGTAGCGCATCTTTCAATCCGCCACGATGTCTGAACCCACCATAGTCAATCGTGACCTGTGGATACTCTGCCTCATCACCAAACTCAGATTTAAATCCTCTGTCAGTGAAGTGATTATCACGATTATACTCAATAGACTCTACACCAACACTTGATAGAAGACTCTTTGCCCTCTCACATTCTTGATTCTTATTGGAATACAAAATTGCTCTCATCAGTCTCTTTGCCTCCTTCAAAGTTTTCTCAATGCTTTATGTAATTCAGACTCATTTTCACATGGCATCCATTTTTTGCCATTCTTATGATAACCATCGCAACCAACTTCAATAGATCTCTCTATTGCTTCTTCTTTTGTTTCATACATTCCCCTACCATGAGAATAAGCAGGTTGTATTTGATAGATTAGTATCAGTAAAAAAAGTATCTTCATTTTCAATCCCTCTGACGCCAATCGTCTGGTTTATCTTGTTTGAACCAATCTACAATTTCATCCGCTCCAGAGAACCCCGTTCTATGATTAGATGGATCGGGGTCCCCAAGACCCATCTTATTTAAAAAATCGTCAGTGCTACCTTCTTCAATATCACTAGCAGATTGACGACGTGCTTTATTTAACCAATCTCGCGCAGTCGTATGTGCTTTAGCAAGTTTCTCTACCCAAATCATATCTTCCAAAGGAACATTTTCTTTGTTCGCAATGCAGGCACAGATAGACTCTAATCTTAGTCTGTATTGAGTTGATAGCATTTTACTCTCGCAGTTTTGCTTCTAAGTCCGAAAGTTTAGTGAACTCTTCATGTGCTTTTAACTGACGATCACAAACAATATTTATGATATCATCAATGATTGTCTGAGTTTCTGCACCATCATCAAGATACTTATCAAGAGCTTCTTTCAGATAGCGATGCCTGTGCCACTCGGCACTATAGGGTTTATAAGACATGGTGAAAATGGTTCATAGCATCGACTATAACACGGCATACCGGTTTAGTCAACTCCGTATTCGTCGATCAATTCATCGACCTTAGTTTTCTTACCAGAGAGTTTTTCAATCTGATAGAGAGAAGACTTCTGGTATTTCTTCAGTTTTTTATATTGTTTGAGAAGTCGATTAATATCCTCTTTGGGCATCTCGACCTGCACATCAAATCCGTCACTCATTTTTTCTTTGATTCCTTTTTCTTCACTCCCCATAGTTTAGGGTTGACTGTGCCATATCCAAAATCAATCTTCTGAACGGAACCAGCACCATAACGATCATAGTACATATCAAACATCTTCGATACTTTACCACATCGAGTCAGATCGATGTATTCAGTTCCATCAACGATATACCAAACAAGTCTGGCATCATTTGGAAATGTCTTATCGTTCGCAGCATCGAGAGTAGTTTTCTCAAGTAAAATTTGACAACCATAATCAGATGGGTTGAAACTTAAATTCATATCTTGATTAGGTGCCTCCTCCTGTTTTGTTTTTGTTGGGGCATCTTCTAATTGATTTGCCATTAAGAACGACCTCCCCATGTAATATCAGGATATGCCTGTTCGACATTAGCCTTTGTTAATTTATATTTAGTTGTAAGAAGTTTATCTTTAACTAGTATAAGCAACTCTGCTTCCTTGGGGTGTAGTCCTCGTAACAAATTAATGAACATCATCTCTCTACGAGTCTTTGTGAGGGTGTCATTTCCACCCTTCACATAGTGATAGAGGTTCTGCCACTCCTTACGGAGTGATGTTTTATTGCGTCCATCAAGATCCTGTCCTGTTGCAGACTCCCCTCCTGCCATCTCTCGATTGAGATTATCAGACAATGAACCTTGATATACCGTTTGCTCCTGAGGATCACCATAAGGAACTTCACCCTCAGGAATCATAGAGATAACACTCTCATCAAAATTCCAAATCAGAACTGCCTTAACAGAATCATCTTCATACTGTTTCAGTGTTTCAACTTTCTTGGCAGCAGTTCTTTGAGCAGACACTGCTTCAAGAATCTCAAATACAAACGGGTTGTTTGGAAGAGTAATCTTGACTGGTGCCTTAACTGTCCTTGGTTTCTTTGTTGTTACTTTCTTAGTCGTTGTCTTCTTCGTCGTATTCGTCATAGCCATTTTCAAATCGTACTGCTAAAATTTCGTCTGGTAACACATTTCCATTTTCATCAAACATTTCTGGATGTGTATAAACGGGTTGAGTTTGATAGACGTGCTCTTTTGCTAACCATCCTACCATACTTCCAACAAAAAAGAACATTATCGATACCAATGTTCCAATAGTGAGCGTTACTGCTAACATCCTCTTGTCCTCCAGAGACTATTTCTTTCTGATATCCAGATAGAAGTTCAGATGAAATACAATCTCTCTTCGGAAGAGAGACACCATCTTACCAAACTTTATCTGAAAAGTTTTGGGCGGTTCTGGTTTTCTCCTCCTGTTGCGTAGTAGCAACTCAACTCCACGATTGATGTGGGTTTCGGAATTATTTAGATTCTTTTTTTCTTCTTCCTGGTCTTCGGTCATTACTATACCTCGTAGCATCATCTAGAATATTTTGAAGATAGTTCTTTATCTTTCTTGCTTGAGGTTTAGGAATGAATCCATATCCCTCTCTAAGTTGCTTATGCATATTATCATTGCCACCCTCAATGTATTCACTCAAGTCCTCAACTAAGTTGTTGATTTCTAATGTTGTAGTGCTTTCAATGAAGGTGTCTACTTCATGCTTTTTAGTTTTATTGTCTTTCAAATATTCATAGAATTTTAGATTCATATTACCCTCAAAGGCATTGTCGATAGCATGTTCAATGAGATCATAAATGTCGATGAGGTTTTGATCCATTAGACTAACTTTTGCTCGCGTAGGTACTTAACAGTTTCCATACACCCCCCTATCAGAGTATCATCTTTAACCACTCTCGGAAAGGTTGAACCTTCTCCAAACTTAGCATAGAACTCATCACGGGTGAAATCCCTGTTAAGTTTATATATCACATGCTTTATCTCAGCAAGTTGTAGCACTTGTTGCACTTTATCACAATAAGGGCAACCATCTCTCGAAAAAATTGTAAATGTCATTGTTGTACCTGCTTCCAATCGTTGTCAAAAATTTCTAAACCTTTGTCTGTGAGGATGTGATCATACATCTGATCAAACACTTTTGGTGGCATCGTGCAAATCTCAGCTCCATTATACCAGGAACGGATAGCACGTTGAACACTGCGGATCGATGCAGAAAGAACCTGAGTTCTCATACCATGAATACGATATAGTTCTGAAATGGACCGTACAACCTCCAGACCTGCCACTGACTGGTCGTCTAAGCGTCCTACAAAGGGAGAAACATAAGTTGCCCCTGCCTTCGCTGCTAGGACTGCCTGAGCAGCGCAGAAGATGAGTGTGACATTAACCTTGACACCCTGATCGGATAGAGATTTACAGACTATTAGACCCTCGCGTGTGCAGGGAACCTTCACAGTACATACATCACCAAACTTTTCATAAAGACGTTTGCCTTCATCATACATCTCAAAGTCAGATCCAACAACTTCCATGCTGATGTCCTGAACACCCATATCCTTGATCTCTTGGTAGACATCTTCAGGATTACGACCACTCTTTCTAATCAGAGTAGGGTTAGTTGTCACACCATCAACTAATCCGGTTGAAAAATATTTGGAAATGACATCGGTCTCTGCTGTATCTAAAAAAATTTTCATAAAAAAAGAGGTCTGTTTTAGACCCCCTTAGTATATCATATTTCTTTATCTTGGTCAATTTATTCATCAACCCTGACTTCCGTTTCTGGAACTGTTACCGAACTAAAGATACTATTCAAAATTAAGTAGTCCAAAGAAAGTTTTCCCGGTCCACATAACATAATAGCAGCTGCTCCACCCCAGTAAAGACCCAGCAATTCTAACAAGTAGATATTGAATCCATTGAATACAACAGCATGATATATTGCAAATGATGCTGTCATAACAATTGAGAGTGCCCCTAGACGAGTCAGAAATCCAGTTATTAACAACCAACTTCCAAAAATTTCCGATAGTGCTGCACAATAAGAAAAGAATATTGGAAAAGGAAGATGTAGGGGTCTAACAAATGCATCTGCAAAGTTTTCAATACTATCTAATTTTTCATAACCATGATGTATTAAAAATATTCCGACGCATAATCGGAGTATTAACATGCCCAGATGTTTCATACTGTTTCTCTCGCGGAGGTGTTAATTGATTTCAGGTAAAAGAAAACTTCAAAGTTATTCATTCTTCTGATGACTCTCCAGTGCTTCTTTGAGTGCTTCTGCTACATTCTCTTTAAAAGAACGATAGGGAATGAACATTTCATCATCATCATCAGTCTTGTAATCCTGGTGGGTCTCTTTGAACTGACGCTCACACTCATACACAAGATTGGATACGATGCCGTTGATCACTTCCATTGTATGTGGTTGAAGTTGATCCCATGATTTATATTCAGGGAACAGATCATTCTTGACACGATTTAGCAGTGCTCTTTTACAATGCCACTGACTATCAAAGATCTGGGTAAATGCTTCCCAATCGTCTTGGGATTTGAAATTAGGGATACTCATTTGTTTTAGGTTTTTTCAATACAGAGGTTGGGACAATTTCTAACCATTCATTCCCATCAAAAATATACAACACGCTTGTATCTTTGTCAAGGAAAAAATCACCCTTTTGTTCTTCAGTCATCTTCACCAAGTTTCATACTCTTCATTTCAAACTCTTTATATTCGCCATCTTTATCAACTTTATCTTCACATCTCATATAAAAGATAATGTTAGTACCACTCGCAAGTTGTTCTTCAATTCCTTCCATAGTTTTATACTTTCCAGTTCTCAGTTTTTCTGGAATTGAATTAAATGCATCTTCAAGGGTTTTTATTTGTTCGTCAGTCATAAGAAGTTCCTCTTCTGGTAGATTATCAAAGGCATCAGAAATGTATCCGTATTCTTCAGTCATCTTTCACCACCTCATTCCATGCTTGTTTGAAATTACGATCCCAGTTGTCAGTATACACTGGCATGAAAGCATTCAGGGCATGAACGATATCGTGTGCTTGATCCATACGATTGTTGTCCATTGCTTCAGTCAGTTCTTCTAACATGAAACTAATAGAGTTGATGTTGGAGAATGACTCTTCCAACTTGTTCATTACATCCCAGTATTTACTGGTCATCATGATAACCTTGTATTGACTATGTGAGTATTATACAATAAAAAACCACCCCTGTGAAGGAGTGGTGTGAAGGTTATGGAAGTGGTCTTATTAAAGGTTTAGTGGGTTTCCTTTAATAAGAGAAATCCTTATTAAAAGTTAGAGTGCATTCCCTCTTGGTAAGACTTCTTCAGGGAAGACAAAGTTTTCATGTGGCTGATCGACAGGCGCAAGCCAAGCACGGAGTCCTTCGTTGAGGAGAATGTTCTTTGTGTAGAAGGTCTCAAACTCTGGATCTTCTGCGGCACGAATCTCTTGTGAGACAAAATCATACGCACGTAGATTAAGAGCAAGACCAATGATGCCGATACTGCTAGTCCAAAGACCCATAACTGGGACAAATAGCATAAAGAAATGCAGCCAACGCTTATTACTAAAAGCAATACCAAAAATTTGTGACCAGAAACGATTTGCCGTAACCATCGAATAGGTCTCTTCTTCTTGTGTGCTATCGAATGCTTTGAAGGTATTGGCCTGATCACCGTCTTCGTACAATGTATTTTCAACTGTAACACCATGTATGGCAGAAAGCAAGGCCCCTCCTAAGATACCCGCCACTCCCATCATATGAAACGGGTTGAGCGTCCAGTTATGGAAACCCTGTAGGAAGAGTAAGAAGCGGAATATCGCAGCAACACCAAACGACGGCGCAAAGAACCAGGAGGATTGTCCGAGTGGATAAATGAGGAACACACTGACAAAAACAGCAATAGGCCCAGAGAACGCGATAGCATTGTACGGACGAATACCAACTAAACGACTAATTTCAAACTGTCGAAGCATAAAACCGATAAGAGCGAAGGCTCCGTGGAGCGCCACAAAAGCCCAGAGTCCCCCAAGTTGGACCCAGCGGACGAAATCTCCCTGAGACTCAGGACCCCAAAGTAAAAGAAGAGAATGACCCATAGCATCAGCAGGCGTTGAGACAGCCGCTGTAAGAAAATTAGCACCCTCAAGGTAACTACTTGCGAGACCGTGGGTGTACCAGCTCGTAGCAAAGGTAGTGCCAGTAAGCCAGCCACCAATTGCAAGATAAGCAGTG